CGAGGAATAGACTTGGATGCAGCTTCAATAAACAAGTACCGACGAGGGGAATTCGCTCATGTCATTAAGGGATGAATTAGAAGAGCAATCTCAACCGCCGGAGAACCAACGCGCATGGGCGGAGATAACCCCTGAAGGCGGAGAGATATCCACTGGAGTGTTACCTACACCGATTACAACTGACTGGACATCTGTGCTGGTTGGTTTCGGTTTGGACCCTGCCGTGTTTGAAGTTGTTGATGACACAGTACGAATGTCTAAATGGCAAACCTCTAAGCGTTTAGAGAACGGTGACCGAGACATTGCTTGGCTGTATTCGTATCGTGCAAGGTTCCGTCGCAGAACTTCACGGGTGCTGCCGGATCAAGACATTGAGGCGTTGCGTAAGCGTGTAGCCGGCTGGAAGCAACCGAAACGTGCTGTGCCTAAACCATCCGAGGAACCACCATCCACGTTCGTAGTGAACTGGGCTGACTTGCAGCTCGGCAAATCTGCTGGCGGTGGAGTAGAGGCAACCGTTGAACGGGTATTGGAATCATTGGAGAAAACAGTTCAACAACTCCATGACCTTCGCCGTAAGGGTAGGAACATTGAGAGTGCTGCACTTGTAAACATGGGTGATCCGTTTGAGGGATGCGACGGCAACTATGCCAGCCAGTTGTTCACTGTCGAACTGACACAGCGTGAGCAGTTGTTGCTCGGTGCAGACCTGTTCAGCAAAGGGATCACCACCCTTGCGTCAATGGTTGATGTCATGGAAATCATTGGCACACTATGCAACCACGGCGAATGGATGCGACGCAACGGCAAATCCGTTACTTCAGATTCAGATAACGCTGGTGGGTTCCTGATGGATATGTTGTTCCGAATCTTGGATCACCAGATACCGAACCTTGAATGGACAATCCCACACGATGAGATGGTCACAACCAAAGTGCTATCTGATGTGAAGGTTGCGTTCGCTCACGGCCACAAGATCACCGGCAAAGAAAACGATTGGCTCAATGCACAGTCGATAATGATTTTGCGTGAAGAGGGACGCGAACCTGACCTGTGGATCACAGCACACAAACATCACCTGCAAGTCACCGATCATGGTGCATACACCCGTATCCAATGCCCGTCAATGGACGGCGGATCAAAATGGTTCGCTGACTCTAAAGGTATTTGGTCAACCCCAGGCACACTCACTCTGCTCGTTGGTCGCCATGACAAACGGAACTGGTCAGACCTAGAAGTCCTATGAAAGACGCACGTTTATGCCCATGCGTATATCGTGGGGTGATCCCCCGCCCGCCCGAATGTGGAGAAAAGCCCGATGACTTTGAAGAATAGAACCGTCGTCTACGTCCTATGGGCTGACACCCATCTGTCCGAAGGTGGCTGGTTGAACATGGAAGATTACGAGGACGATGGTGAATGTCTCGTTGACACCGTAGGCTTCCTAATCCCAATCGGGGAACCAGGTTCCAAAGAGAAGCACGTCACCGTATGGCAAACGATTTGCAAAGAAGAAGGCATCCACGCTATACATATCCCTGTCGCAATGGTTAGAGACATGAAAGCGATTGACTTGACTTTAACTATGTAACACCCATAGATTAGAAATACCTGCACAAACCATAGGAGGAATAATGCAGAAAATATATACAGTCCCAAAGGAACCACACAGCAGTCAGGCATGGCTGAACCAGCGGTTCTGGAATGAAGCATTAGAGAAACGGATCACCGGCTCACAAGCTGCAGCGATCCACGGAGAACACAAATACACCACACCGGCTGACTATGCGGTAGAACTTTTGGCAGACACACCCCCTGTACCAAAAGAACAGAACGATGCGATGCGTCGAGGCACAATCCTTGAAGCCCCACTCATGGGTTGGGCAGGAGAAATCCTTAAAGAAACCATCAGCGAACCATCAGAACTGTATTGCTATGAGGAACCTGGTGTCCGCCTGTTGGCAACGATGGACGGTCGCTCAATCAGTGGCAAGTTTTATGAACTCAAAACCTATAACAAGCGTTGGACGGGACAACTTTCCCGAACCTGGTACTGGCAGGGAGTTCACCAAGCGATATGCACAGGTAGTCACGAAATCAACTGGATCATATTTGACAGCGACCTGCAACTTCAGTTCCATACACAGACCGTGAGCAGTGACGAGAAACAAATCCACATTGAGGCAGCCCGCAAATTCTTGGGGTTCATCGACATGGGAATGATGCCTGACATAGCTGATCCCACCTATGACAACGCCGCTTCGCTCTACCCCGAAGGTTACGGAAACACAGTCGTACTCGGCCATGAGGTGTACGCGAGTCTAGAGCGTTTAGCGCAGGCTCGTGAAGACAAACGTCAAGCCGAACTGGTTGAGGATTTGATCAAGGGCGAGTTGGCAATGCTGTTGCAGGACGCTGAGTATGGCGCGATTGACGGAACACAGGTCGTATCGTGGAAGAACAGCAAGCGAACATCGTTTGATACCAAGAAGTTTGAGGCTGAACATCCTGCATTGGCAGAGAAGTTTAGGAAAACAACAACCTTCCGCACCATGCGGATCATCGCTAAGGAGGCGAAGTAATGGATGAGAAACAGTTGATAATGGCAACACTCAAATTGCATGAGTTGTCTGGTGATCTTGTCCGTGAGGCAGAGAACTTGGTGGCCCAGGCTGAGGGTTTAGATATGGCGTGTTACGAACTGTTCAGCAAACTGAATCCGCTTGACGGATCGTGGGTTGACAGCGACACATGGGATGAATTCAAACAACAAATAATCAATTACTGCGAAGGAGCAAAGTAATGAAACTAGAAGAAATCATTGGCAAGTATGGTGTGCCTGATCCGAAGATCGTGGGCAAACTACCTAAAGGTGGGATGCAGCTTGACTTCGTAGGTCACGCTGATGTCACCAAAATGTTGATCGAGATTGACGCTGAATGGACATGGGAGCCAACCGCATTTGACGCAAACGGATTGCCGGCTTACCGTGTTGAGAACGGCATGGCACACATGGCAGGCTGGCTAACCATCCTCGGCGTACGTCGCTTGGGTGTTGGCTCAGTCATGCACAACAAACCTGACCTACTCAAAGAGTTGATCTCAGACTTCATTCGTAACGCTGCGATGCGCTTCGGTGTATGTCTCGCGTTGTGGACGAAACAGGAATGGGAAGATGTATCGCACACCCCATCAACCCCTGTTGCCAAGCCTGCAATACCACTAAAAGATATGTCAATATCAATATCTAAAGCATCAGCGACACACAACGATCCGCTGGTGTCAATGGACAACATCAAGCGTTTCGTCGATGCGTGTAAGGCCATTGGTCTGGAAGCTGAAGGAGTTGCAAAGTCAGCGAAGGTTGATCTTGCCGATCTTAGAGAATCACAGATGCCAACGTTGCGTCAAGCATTTGCTGTAGCAAAAGAAACCGTGCAAACGTTTGCCAAAGAAGAAGAGCCTGAAGTGATGGACGATTTTAATCCTCAGTTCAAAACCACAGAAGAAGCCGTCGCAATGGTTATCAATATGTTCTCCGCTGAGGAAGTGGTAGCAGAATCCAAGGCAAACCATCCGGCTAACGGGACACCACAGATCAAGGAACCTGGCGCACCGGCAACAACAAAACAGATCGGTATGTTCAGGGCTTTGGCTTCCGGAAAAGGTATCTCAAGCAAAGCAGAGCAACTGTCTATGGCATCAGACTCATCGGGCCGTGTTATCGGATCGCTGGAAGAGCTGACCAAGTCAGAGATCTCTGAACTCATCACCATCTTGAAGGCGTAGTCATGGACTTCGACATCTCAATATCGGGTGATCAGGTCACCATCAAACCTAAATCTAAGGTGTTCTTCACTAACGAAGAATTCCAAAAGATGTTCGACGAGTATCAGAAGTGGCGTGAGGTAGCACTTATGTTCATGCAAGGACATCACGAGAATGACAGGGACGCAATCAAACACGCTGCGAATCTTTGCGTGTTGTATGAGGCAGATGGTCAGGACGAAGACGACCTGTACCCGCTATGACGGTCACACAGAACAGGAAGGATTACTGTGAAGGCAACAAAGAAAAATGCACAGTCGATGGATGCCCTAAGTTTGGAACTCTTGGACGTGAAGCTCGTGACGGTAAGCGACGGGTCAAAGGA